CTCGCACGGGCAGAAATTTGGTTACCACTACGGGTTGCAGAACCAGTCTTTGTTGTCTGGTTAACATTAATCCACTGTTCACGCTGGAACGGATGCGGGTTGCCCGGATCAGGGTCGTTTGCGACAATACCAGCAATACGATATTGTTCTTTTACGACCGTTCCTGACCAGTTTTCGCTCCAATCATTCCAAATGGTGCCAAACGTCTTCACTGTGTTGGCCGACCCCCAGCTATCATTTTCATTATATAAATTGACAACCACAGAAGGATTGATACGCGTTTCGAACCATGTATCCGACTGCGGAATTAACTTTAATGACCCCGACCAAGACGCCACGTTGAATGGATTAATATTCACACTTTTCGACGCCAGTGGTTGATTGATGAGCGGTAGTTCTGAATATGACAAGGTAACCACACCTGTGGTCTTTTCAACACCAGAACTAGCACTTTCATTAAATTTCCCGATACGGAACGAGTTGGAAATAAAGAATGGACGCAACACACGTTCGGCACGGTCAATACTTGATGAGTTATCCGGATTGGTAACATCCATGATAGCAGTTGACACGAACGGATCTACGAGAATGCCGTTCTTGTACCGCTCCATATCAAATTCATCAAACTCCGGTGTACTTAAGGTTTGCTGCTCTAGTGAATTCAACTGTACGTAGTATTCAATATTCTTAATACGTTGCTCTAATTTACCGATATCTTTCATCGTGTACCGCTTGTATTCAAACGGTAAAAGCTGGGCAGATTCTGTATTCGAACCATACGCCTTGTGTGAAACGAGATACAACGTGATACCATCTTCAATATCAGCAGGGGGCACCGGGTTGAGACTAGGTGTGCCCTGATAAATCTTAAATTCCTTATTCTTGGTCAACACAACCCGGTCAATACGCGGCAGATAGTATGAATAATTTGTCTGGAACACCGACAACGGATATGGTGTTACTTGCGTACCGAATGTTGCAACAGTATTCACATACGGATTTGACGCAGTGTTTGCAAGTGTGGTATTATTGGCCCGAATTGGCCGGAAATCCACACAATCGCGCAAGATATAGGTAGTGCCAGTCTTTGGATTTGTGAATGATGGGATATCAACGTATCCATCGTCCAAACCAGAATTTGTATAACTTTCTGCGGTGAAATAACCATTAGACGACGACGCGAAGAAATCGATCATGACTAACATTTGATTCGCCGCTGGGTAATGTGAAAAACCGGGTTTCAGCACTAACGAAGCGTGGTCATAACACCAGTCGCGTTGCCCGTTGTCGAGTGTGTACCGATCCGTTACATCTACCCACGCCGAAACGTTTGCCGGGTCAGGAACGGCATAGACATTACGAACACGATACACATCAGCCACACCAAGACCAACGACACGAGATGATGAAGCATTAATATTATTAATACCGACATGACCGCGATCAAGGGTGCTAATTACATTCGAGGAAGTCACAACAACATTCGAGGTATTCGTATTCGCAGTTATAAGCGTCTTAAGACGTGGATTTGTTGTATTAACACTAACTCGCGCATACACATTAATTCCACCACTCCCCACCAATGACGTGGGTATTGTTAATGTTGCCGTGGAACCAGCAATAACCACATTCGATGTGTGAAGCGGAACAATGTTTGTCGTATTTGCGACAACGAAACTTTCGTATACCGCAGAAGTTTCCGTAAATTCTTCACCGGCAGGCAAACTAAATGAAAATTGTGTGTTCGCGCCTGATGTGGTTCCTGACGCGGCTCCCAAGAACCGAATGGTCTGGAAGCTTTCCTGACTAAACGAATCGGCTTTCACCCAATTGTGGCGCAAAGGGAATACTAACGCAGTTTGGTCGGAACCAGACACCACAGTGTTGCCGGTAGGAATATTCCCAACTTGGCTAAGAGGATGAACATTCAGCCCCTTCCCTTTTGTTACACCATTGGCTACGCTGCGAATAGACTTATCGGAAAATGTAATAGCCACATTACCAGTAGCGTTAATGGTCGAAAAGAACGCATTTGACGTAACTTGAATAGTTGTAGTAAACAGCGGCCCAACGACAGTTGTGTTTGAATTTAATGCATAATAATCTAATTGCCCACCATTAATATCATACAACGTAATCTTCGCACCACCATATGCCCCGTTACCCGTTGGCACAATACCAGTCGTAGCACTGGTCGCATTTTGTGCGATAGTAATAAAATACCCTGTCGTGTTGCTCACAGTAGCAGTCGCGACGGTCAAACGCGTTGCATTACCGGTAGCATGTTGTGTGGTGTCAACCACAAAAGTCTTGTTATTGAATTCAGCGTTAACCAAATACATTTTGTAAATGGTGTTAGCATCACCAATACCAGAATGAAATACTAACGACCGAATGTAGGCTGTGCCAATTTTCGAGGCATTGTAAATGCTGCTGCTGGTATTAATATTTTCATACGACACCGCATGAAGATCGGCTTGACTTGTAGTGTCAATTCCAAATAATGTAGTGCTGCTGGGTCGTGTGACATACACATACGGACCAAAAAATGTTCCCGTATCGGAATTTGTCGTATTCTCGGTTGTTCGTGGGCGGTCCATCGCTAGTTTTGTAACACCAGTTGTTGCAACCTGATACCCGCGCACATACGCTCGACCAGCACCAATTTCTGCATTAAACTTATTCGAAGAAACAATAACGCCGGTCACATTTGACGCATCAAGAGAAAACGCGGTATTCACATATAACACACTACTATTCACAACAGTAACGATGTCACGACGCTCACCATTGACCACTAACACATCATTATTTGTGGCTTCGGTGTCAAACGCAGTTGTTACACCAGCCATCGTGACCAATGTGCTTAATGCATTGATGTTGATGGTGCCAGTCATGTTCGGCATGTCCAGAGGAGGATTGTGATCTTTGATATTTAATGTAAATGGCGATACAACATAATCCCCAGATTCATCATACGTGCGTTCGGCCAACACATCTTCTAATAATTCAGGCTTTGTGCGTTCGGCGGGTTGAGCCAGAACACCATCAATGACTCTAGCAATTTCGATAAAATTCTCGTCCGCGTTTTGTTCAATCGAACTTGTTCCTTGAACTGGCTTGCTCACTAACGTTGCAGTTAACTTTAACCGATGCGCACCCGGTGCCGCGTAATTCGATGCACCCAACGCCGGGTCATACAACGATGAATCGTCCGCTTCAGTAATAACTGTCTCATTGATTTGGAAACCAACACGGGCGGTTATTAAATTCGTGTTTGAACTGAGTACAATAGACTGTCTGTCGGCATCGACCATGTGCCCGGATAAGAAAAACGTTCCGGCATCAACAGAAAAAACTGCGGCATTCTTGACGGTTACTGGTGATGGAGCCAGCGTCATCGTGGCCATGGTCGAATTGGTTTGTGTATTGATGAACGTCACACCCTCGCCGCCGATAAACCGGGCACCATTTAACGGCGCGACCACCACCGCTGCGTATGATTGTGATGGCTGGTTTGAATATTGAACGACACGACCTTCCGCACCGCTGGTTACACCCCGAATAATAGCGCCGACACCGGTATTTGCTGTATAAAAATTGGTAATATCAACGTTTGTGTCGCGAATAAACTGGACCGCAATCACATTGTTGGCGAAAGTAAAACTGCCTCCGGTTAACGAAGCACCTTCCTTGAAAACACCCGCGCCTAATTGTTCAACCTGATTCTGCAACATAGATTGCATCTGGTTGAGTTCCCGTGTTTGTACTGGCTTTGCTGGCCGAATTAATACACGATGAAAGCGTTTTGTGCGGTCATAATCGTCCCAGTACGGGCCGCTCGATAAGGTGTTCAGAATTGTATTAGATAGAGGCATACTCGTGTTTTAACCCGCGTTTAAAATGTTATGACCGTGCGTATGGTTTCAGTCTGATTATTGGCACGAACTACAGGCGTTATATTATTGACATATAGAATATCGCCTGAATAGGGCGTAAACGAAGGATATTCTATTGAAGTTATATAGGCGGTGACGCCAGAAGCACTGACAGTCGGTACAAATGATTCGGGAACAGACGGTATTGTCGTTGCGCCGATAATCATACCCGTGGTGTTACCATTACCAATTCCCTGAATATATGTATTACCAGTAACAGTAAAATTACCACTCACACCAACAATTTTTAATACTTGTGACAATTGTTCGACAACCACACCATAGGCACCTGTGCTTGGTTGCCACACCACTTCATCTTTTGTAAAAGACCCGGAAACTGCATATAAGGTCAGGTTCATCGTTTGACTATAGACATTTCCTTCGGCTCGTTCATTGGTTCCGTATAATAACGGATTTTTAATAATACCTACGCGACGAAAATCATTAGAAGTCGCAATAGTCCCAGCCTCGTTACCGACTAACTCTGTATACAACATGAGGTATCGACCATCTAATTCGAGCGTATTGTCTATACCATGATTGGTAATATAAAACGTTCCGGTTGTATTAGCAAAAGAACTGCGAGGAGAAATAATCGCAGTAGCGGTTGCACCACTACCCCCACCACCAGAGATTGTAACGGTTGCTCTCGAATAATTTTGTCCACCGGAAATAATATTAATAGCAGATACGGTGTTTGATGTAATTGTCGCAGTAGCAGCGGCACCCGTTCCATCTCCATCTATGGTCACGGTCGGCGTCGAAGAATAGCCGATGCCGTTTGTTTCGACAACAACACGCAATATTTCTCCGTTACCGGTAAATCTTGCCGCATTAAACACTTGATACTGATTCGTCCCATCATCTAAAATATCGCCGTTCGCATTTAAGTTATCGCCGGTAGAAGTGACCGGAATATATGAGGCCGTCATATACTTCGTATTCTGTGTGGGTGTGATGGTGTACAGGTATTTCCACACATAATTCAACGGGTCGCCACTAGCAATAGTTAAACTTGAAATATCTAACTGACCGGTTATGGTTGGTTCTGATGTGCTATTCGACGGCCCTGATGTGGCGTTAGAACGTCCATTGTAAATACATTTAAACACGTGATTTTCGGATGTTCGAACATAAAATGGATAATCTGTGTTCGCAACTGCGTCGCAATGACACATGCGATGATCATACATATTGTACTTGTTGTTCGCGGTCCAATCGTAACGAGGCGTTACGTGAATAATATCTTCAGATGAAATACGCTTGAACGCAACAATATCTCGCCAATAATCGAACGTAGTATTTGCAACAGAATCATTAGGGGTATCTACGGTTCCGTCGCCGGTTGACCATGAAGTCGGACGACCAATAAACAGATAATAAAAATCGTTATCTGGTTCGGTTAACGACTCGACAAATTGTTTTGCGGAATGAACGTGAAATTTCTGGGAAATTAATTCTGCCATGATTATATGTATTTATACAACTGTCGTCGATATAGTTGACGAAGAATTAATAGACAAATCCGCCGCATTATCAATAATTCTTCTGGCTAATAACAGCCCACCAGCAGGATGCACCAATCGTTTGACAATATCCTGATATGTTGATAAATTTTCTTCTGACGACAAAATATATGAGAACGGTTGATATTTATCTTCGCTTTGAAGATACATATCACCCGACGCCATACTCTTTGTATTTTTGAAACGCCCTTGTCCTTTGATGATACCAGCAACCACAATACCTACTTCAGCCCCATTACCACTAACAGTGGTTGATGTCGTGCTATTGACAAAGAAGGTATTATTGTTAGAAACATAACCCCCACCGCTCGAAATGACATCAATTTTACCGATCTGTCCTGTCGCCAACACCGGCACTAAGTTAGCCATCTCAAATGTGTAATATAGAGTAGATAAAACATTCGAACCAGCAATATCTGCGGTGGGTGTTGATGTCGGCATAGGGACATACACATACGGCGATTTAATTGTGTAATCGGCCCCTGTTGAAATTAATGTCACTTCTGATATTTTTCCTATTTCGACCAACGAACCATTCACATACCATGGCAAATAGTTCACCGTGCTTGTAATGCTACCAATTAAACTGCTAAGATTTAAATTATAGACTGAGCTTAAGGCATTTCCTCCAGACCAATCACTCGCGTTTAAAATAACTTCTTGATCATTCCGTCTAGCATTATATGTTGTCGTTCCATCTTCAAATAGTAATTTGTAACCATCTTCGGTCGCAGAATCACTGTTTAATAGTAAATCGCCAACCAACACATCCGCAATAGAAACGCCTTGCTCATAATATGTTACAGCTTCTCTCGTAGCCACGAAATCTGTTAAATCACTCGTTTCGTTGAGTGCGGTAAAAATAATTCGTTCGCTAGATTCAGTTAAGATATCGCCTGAGCTAATCTTACTCACATAACCAGACAAACCATAACCGCCGGTCCCAGAGTTGTCCACTATTAAGGACAGATTGGCGTAGTAACCATCGCCACCGCTTACCACATTAATCGACAAAATATCAGTGCTTATGAGGCTTGCAACCTGTCCAACTGCCCCATACCCATCACTAAACCCATACGGAACATATATTTTATCACCTATGTTATAGTTCTGACCAGTTTCTGAAATAGTGAACCCAGAAACGGAACCAAGTAATTCAGCAGTGATAGCAAGAGGATCTTCCACAGGCACCGTCGAAATAGTTTCGCCTGCCAAAAACACCCCACCCCCCGCTTCCTCTGTGGTGAGATGAAATGGATAAATGGTGGTTGATAACCCTTCAGGTGGAGTGCCGTATGCCGTAACCGTCAGACAACTTCCGTCAACAGTTGGGTCGTCGCTTTCAATTAAGATATTACTTAATATTTTATTCGACTGGATGTTTTCAACCGTGACAATTGCCGTAGGAATATCGGCCTCGTTTCCTACTGTTACAAATGACACCGTCGCTTGCGCATTACTGGTCAACCCTACAATTTCGCGAGTCACCAATTGCGTCACGTCACCAACCGCCGTGTCAATATTCAGCTTGATGACACTTGGCGCTTCGTATTGATTTTCTGACGTGGTAAAGACGCTATCACGCGGATAAAAAAAATCAATCTCTTTATTATACAACGCTCGAAATAAAAATTTATATGATTCTTCGCTACCACGCGATTGATAAAAATCGATGATACGCTTCGTCAGCGTCGATGTTGATGACATACCTTGAGGTATATCATTTAAGAATGTATTTCTGAAATAGATGATAAAATCATCAAGAGTCTCATCTATATCATGAAATGTTAAAATTTGTCGTAATGCGCCTTTTGATTGACGGACAGTTTTTTGTGTTTCAGGATAATATGTATTAGCAAAATATGTTTTTGCTGGAATATCGGAAATAGTTAATGACGTATTATTTCCAATAGTTTTGACCGTAAAGATATCTGCACCAACTTTAAACCGCTGGTTAATAGCAAATGTTGTTGAAAACGTAGTGTTCGCACCAACGACCGTTGAATTATTTGTTTGAATCGTTACTAGACCACTACCGGCATTAAATGTTGAAGCAATCGGCAACGAATCATATTGTTCAAGAAATTCGTAATACGCTAAAATAAACGCAACAAGTTGTGGATATTCGCTTTCAACGAAATCTGGTATGATTTCGCGCACTCGTGTTGTGACTCTGCGGTGAACATCTTCTGAGAAATGTGACATAGTTTAGTTACCGAATGTATGAACCGGCTCCGATACGACCACCAGCCGTTACTCGTCCAAATGTTGTCATATTTGTGTTCACTAAGTCATCAATGATGATAACCTTAATATTTTCACGTGGTATTAAGATAATTTGATTGCGGTTGGGTACGATATCAGAATTACTTGGTATCGCCCGTAGCTTTAATTGATTGTTGAGACTTGTTGTTATACCAGTTGGCCGGAAATTCGTAAACGTCACTATACCGGTTGAAAAATTAATACTGCCTACATTTGATTTCACAACAATCTTTTCACCCGACCCATCGTTGCCATATACATGTAGCACATCTTGGTTATTTTCAACATAACACCCACGGCGTTCTAGACCGATTTCATCAACATGTGTGAACGTTTGTACTCCAACCGACGAGGTAAAGGACACCACATTTGCCCCCGCTCCCGGATAATAAATGGGATTTCCAAAATTCGCCGTGTATGAACCTGTGGTTGACACAATATCCAAACGTTTTTCTAATTCAACGATAGTCAAATTATTCTGAATACTTGTATCTGCCGTATCAACAACATTCACTAATTGCGAATATCTAAAATATGAACCAAATTCTCCAAGATTAGCCGTGCCATATGACATAATAGATTCAACGACAGACTGTCGAATGTCTTCTATACTGGCGGATGTTAATGCCGGTGAATACCGGACTTGAGTGTCAATGACAATATATACATAATCCGGGTCAACCAGCTCATACCCCATCGTTGGCATCGATTTAGGACGAAGTATGTTTTTAATAATATATTCTTTTTGAACCGAGCCATAACGTAATGAATTCAATGGTTTCAAAGAAATAAACATCTTCCCATACGTAGGCGGATCGTTATCCTCTCCTCCCCACACAGTCGCAGAACCAACACCACTCACTTCGGCTAAAATGACTGCCCTTGCATCAGATGGTGTGACTATTCGTCCTTGTATCTGATAAATCTTTGGTGCGTTTTTCTTAATACCTTCAATACTCTCCCGTTCCTGACCGCCATATGAAGGAATATTTGAATTGTTTAGCGCAGCCGTGATATTGGTGGTTTGACTTAACAATCCCAAGGCCACACCCGTATATACGAACGAACTCGCCCCGTCAGCGACAGCCCCGTTCGTATACAAGTAATTCACGACAACTCGCTGACCCACATGCAAATTCCGCCCTATTTGGTTGTCACCAAACTGTAATTGATAAGTACCTTCGTTTGTCTCAGACAAAAAATACACGTTTGACGTGGGTGTGGTTTCAACTGCATTTGTTGCGCGTGTATATGTATATGAAAGGGGACTGGTATTACTTGGGCTGACAGCTACCGTTATTGTTCGTGTATCGACCGACTGATTCAATAATGTTACAGAGACACCCGTGTTTGAAACGGTCGCAATATCAAACGTTTGTTGAAGTTTAATCCCTTCATATAACTCTACACCAGTAAAGACAACAGTATTTGCATTATTAACATATTGTGAATAATCCGATATGGTATAAAATGTATACGTTTGGCCCGAAACGGTTGCAGTGAATGGACTATATTTTGGAATAGTGATCGACGCTTCAGACGTAACAACATTAGATACGGTGACATCAACTATAGCAACAGACGCTGACGTTGATCTCGGCGTATATCCAACCATACGAGCAGCAGCTACGACAGAATTTCGTAATTGGGCTGTATGTAAAAATGATTCGTTGACGGCGAAATTAGTATACCAACCATGATAATACGCATCATATGATAAAATATCAACCAATAAAGAAACAGCAGACCCTTCATAGTTATAGTCTTTAATATCAGTTTGATTCTTTAAAAATTTGATCAACTCATTACGAGTTGTGTCGAAATCTAACGGAACAATTTTAATTTCTGTTGGTAGTATCATATGTGATTATCGCAGTCTTCGCAATGAAACGGTTGTAGTTGTAAGGGTTGGTCTGTTGACCACATAAAAACCAACATCAACCATAATCGTGTTTGAATCTAGTAATTCTTTGTTTGGGCCATAATTTGTATACATATCAACAAATTTCACGATTGCTCGTGGCTCAAATTGGTCGATCACATCTTTAATACTCTGTGCCAACACACGTGTAGTAATATTGTCCATTGGCTCAAATAACAATCGTCGGATATCACTTCCAATAGATGGTTGGAAGGGCCGTTCATAATATGATGTCAAAATAAGATTTTTTACCGATTGTGAAACGGCGTATTCGTCTGTTACGATTTCTATATCTTTTGATAAAGGATTTGGCTCAAAAGAAATATTAAAATCTGAATATATTGCCATATGAATATTTAGTCAACTTAAATTAACAGGTTGGCCATGTATCAGAACCAATAATATAGTTATTACTTGATAGTTGACCACGGTCGCCACTCGCGCAATCGCCGTTATTCACAGCATTGACAATGCGAGACAGATAGTATCCGTTCCAGCCCACCCACCAAATACCATCACTAAATGAGCTTGGAGTCTGCGACATACCAATCCAGTAATCAATATCAAACCGTGCGCCATCATCACACACGGAAAGAGACTGTATTCCTTCTTCGGTATAGCAATCGATACCCAACGAATCAAGAATGTCATCGTGAATTTGAGTTCTGATCGTTTCCGCATCAAGACTAACCCCAACAGGCGGCTCCCAATAGTAATTAATCGGTGTTGTATTTGTATATGGAGGCGGCGGAACAAACCCGCAATCCATATCAGTCCATGCGTTAAACCCATCCGATTGTTCAGGAGTATTGACGCCGATGGGTTGCTTTAAGGTTTCCCGAGCAGACAACAGCGTAATACCTGCGGCAGCGAGTGACGTTTGCTCGTCAACATATGCCTGATCACTGCTCAGTTGAACGGGGTCCGTGTATACATTAAAGTGATATAAACCTTCACGATGGACATCATTAAATGGCTTCGTGAATACTTGTCTTCGATTATTTGATGGGCTTAATGAAATATGAATCCACGCCTGCCCACCGGCCACATCACTAAAACATAAAATAAGTTGGTCATAGTTAATATGATCACGACACCATACCGCCAAATCAAATAACTGACTGCCGTTTGTCAGAGAACCATCACCTAACGTAATATCAATGGCTTCACCGCGCTCGTGAGGACTATTTTTGGTGTTCTCTGCACGAAACCCTTCTAAAATTTTGACTGGCGGGAAATTCATCGATGCGACATAATCTCGAATGGGTGTATAGACATTTTCTGCCAACAACACCAACCGATACATAATTTCGTCTTTCAATAAACCACACTGCGCAACGAGTGCGTCGTCCGGCCCGCCGATAGGTTTAAATGCGGCGGCGTTACCAGTTACATCTGTTGCTGGATCTGTGGTAGTTTTGACTTTAGACGGGTCAAACAGCCGGGGCGATGCCTTTAACGCAGCTAGCGTTTTAAAAATTTTAAATTGCGGAGGTATTCCAGACGCAA